AAGTGATTCGTAGTCATGTGAATCTCGTGCATAGTCCTCATCTAGGTCTAGACTAGATGCATAATACTCGTCGAGATCCCCGTAATCGTTTGTGTATGTATAGTCGAGATCGTAGTCGTCGTACATAAGCTCGTCGAGATTGTATGAACGTTGATAGTATAGCACAAATCTCGACGAGATGCAAGTATGATCTAGACGAGATTATGATAGTATATATGCATTCTCGTCGAGATTTTGTGTGCTTATGTGTATATCTCGTCTAGATTTTAGCATAATGTATGAGAATTGTCAAGGTCTCGTCGAGATTTTGTGTGGGTCTCATAATATTTTTGCGGGGGTGGGGCTTGACAAACTGCGCGTCTTATGGTATACAGGTAAAGCTCACAAGTCTCTGAGGCATTTAATAAGACTTGAAGGCATTTAATAAGACTTGAAGGCATTTAATAAGACTTGAAGGCATTTATAAGCATTTATCAATATTCCACAGATTTAATCACTTTTCCACAGGTTTTTCCACAACTATAAGAAAAACATATACAAATTTGAGGAAACACTGACAAAATTATGATACACAACGCTGATTAGAGTTTTCTTCCAAACATTAATAATATACATAACATACAATAAGCGTTCAGTGCAATAAGAAATGGCAAGAGGTTCCGTATACATCATCATCAACAAAGAAACGGGGCACAAATACATAGACACCACACTTCTACCATTAAACAAAGAATGGCAGAATCACATACAGTCCGCAAACAGAATGTCAACCAAACTTCTACACAGAGCATTCAGACAGTACGGACTACACAAGTTTATGATTAAGCAAATTGATGAGTGTGAGGAAGAACAATTAGAAGAAAAACAATACTACTGGATGCAACAATACAATCCAGAATATAATGAAAACAAACCGATTAAAAAAATAATTGAACCAGAACCAGAACAGATCAAACCAATCAAAGAAAAGAAATCAACCTGGAGACAAATTCAACCAGAAGAACAGGCAACCGGTAAATGTTGTAGTATCCGTATTATGGGAATTAATGTTGAAACCGGCGAAACAAAAGAATGGGAAAATTCAAGAATGGCTGCTCTTGAAATAACGGGTGACATTAAAAAAGGTTCTAATATCCTCTTATCCGCTCGTAAAGGATATATGGCATACGGATACAGATGGAAACTACTGGAGCACAAAACTCTTAAGAAACCAGTTAAAGGAGTACATAAGAAAACCTGGGTAGAAGTTCACTATGAAAGTATATCAGAAGCAATCAGAGAAATGGGTGGTGGAAGTAAGGGTAGTGGTCTTCTTAAAAGTCTAAAGCATCCCTACAAATACAGTTGGAAAGGTTTCTTGTGGTTCTATGATTGAGATTCTTTTCCCATTTGATATGCCGCTCTCAACCATTCCTTGATTAGATCATAATTCTTTGTTTTTGCGGCATAATCAAAATCATCATAAAATCTTTCGGATCTAAAGGAATAACCCTCTAATTCATCAAACCATTCATCAAATTTATCAGTCATAAACATTCTGCTCCTGCTGTATCCTATCCAGGTAATGATAGATTGTTTCATTAGAGTATTGGAATTCTTTGAAACGATGAGGTTTGTTCTCTTTCATTTTGGAAAGCATATTAATCCAATCATAATGAGTATTTACAACCCATCCATAATGTACATCACTCATCGTATTTTCTCTCCCCATAACCATTTTGTTTCTCCCGTTGGATTTTCAATTAGATTGTAGTATTCATCATCACCCAGTCTTCGGAATACATAATGAGTTCCGTCCTCTCTTTCACAGATATATTCACACTTATGAGGAGAATACAGTCTGGCTTGAATGATTTTATCGCCTTTGTTTAACATTTTTGTCAGAATCAAACTTCCACCATTTTGCAATACTCAAACACATTAGAAGTGTTTCGTGCTCTCTGAGCTCTCTTGATGTACCCTTGTAATCATAACGTCTCCTGTATGCACAATTCCATACATCACGATAGATTTTTTTCTTTTCTGGAGTGCCCATATTCGATTACAATTTTCTTGTGTTCGCTATGAAGGTCGGAACAGAAATGATACTGTATCTTGCCTCCAAGTTCTTTGGTAATTGATTCAAGGATTTGTTTTTGTTCTTCAGTCATTCTCTGCAAGTGTCTTCAGTGCCTCATTATACTTCATAATTCCTTCTTTGGCAATCTCCACTGCCAGAGTATGTTTATCAATAGTGGTAATGGGTCCGGATTCATCACTATAATTGACCCAGAGATTATTACCACCGATGTTGAGATGATATATTCGTCCATCACTGAGATAGATTCCCAACCATACTGCCTTACCCGGTTCCATTACCTCATAATGAACCATCTTCACATCTTCCAGTACAATTTCGTCCGGGTTTTTTACAAATTTACTCATTTCACATCCTCAAAGAAAATTGTGTGATACTCACCTTCTACTTCTTCAAAGGTGAAGTTTTCGTGCCAGGCATAAGGTATCATCTCCTTAACTGTCAATACCTGGTCTTTCTCAAATACATCGGTATATTTGATGTTGATGAACCTAACCTTATAAGTCATATCAGGCATTTCTCATAATTATAAGTTTTCCTATCATTATACCATAATATGTTTGAGTTGCCTTGTCATCAGAATACTGTTTCATTTCATCCTTTGCAAGACGGATAAGTTCATCAATCTCATCCTTGGTAAGTTCCCATTCTGTAATGTTATGCTCGGTCACTTTCATTTGTCGCAGTGTAGAAAGTACTTATACTCGGCAAGCATACTATACTGCCACCGAACCACATCACACTCTTTGTATGTGTCAACCACCTCAAAGTTTCCTTTGGGTTGTGATTGTTTCTGTACTTCTTGTACCTCTTGAGAAGTATAAGGAGCAAACACTATGTAAAACAAAGTGAGAAAGGACATACCAACAACAACACCAAGTAGTACTGCACGGGCATAATCATTTCGGTTCATTAAAACTCTCCTGGAACTGTTTCCATCCTTCTTTTAGTTGTTTATCTGCCCACCCCCAGACACCGTGCTCCATACCATCAATCTGGGCAGCATCAATCTCATCTTGAATAAGTCTGCGGAGCATTTGAATTTGTTCTTCAGTCACTACGATTCCTCCTGTACCATTCAAGATTTCGTGGGTCTCCGTCAATCATATCACACTTGAAATAAAACTTCTTCCAACGGAATGTAACACCACACAGAGAGTTACTTCCAATACTCAACAAAATCATAGGGAAGATTTCACTTCCAGAGTATTCGTCCCACTGGAAGGTAATATCCAGTAGAGCAAACCTGCGGGATGTGAGAACCTGAAAGAAATACTCCGTTCCATAGTGCTCATAGGTTTCATAATCAAAGAGTTTCATTCTTTTTCTCCTAAAGTCACAAGTGGTGGAATGTCGTTGAGTTCATTATACAACAGTTTAGCAAAAAGAAGAAATGTCATTATTGAATTACGTGCTTATACCATTCTGGGAAATTAATGTGCCCCTTGTAGAAGAAGTATGCTATACCCATCAAGTCTAACACAATCAAGGCGAAAAAACTAATGAGAAGGTTTCGTTCGTTTTTATTCATTCAATTACCTCCCAGTGTGCGTCTGCCTTATCACCAAAACGATTGGTTCCCGTGCGAGTGCTCACCCAGAAGGCATACTTACGGTTCTCCGAAGCAAGAAACAGTTCTCCATCAGTATCCTGTTCCACAATACAGACAGGATTGTTTTCCATAATATTTGCAAGACGATTCTTTGCCTTGCTGGATTTAGGTTTGACTGTGACTTTTCTCATCGTTCATTTTCCTTCCAGTTCATCAAGAATTTTTTCGGCATAAGAACCAAAGTCATATTCATCACCAACATCACATCGCCCTACGGCAACATCAACATCAATTAGGTACTTATCAAATGCCAAGAATACCTGAATTGCTCTGCGTTTGTCGTGCTCTGTGATTGCAGTATGAGGAGATGCAATAATCTTGGTGATTTTATTAAAGAGTTTATCCATACTTCCTTTCCACTTCCATTACTCGGTTCATAAAACTGTCGTCACCGTGGTCTCCTGAATACAAGAAGTCAATGTGCCTCATAATGTCTGCCATTTTATGTAGAATATGTACCTGTTCTTCAAGATACTCAATCACTTCTGGACTGTGAGATGGGTAATACTTTTCACCATAATAACCACAGTCATCTTTTTCTCTACCATTGTTCTGGATTTCTTCTTCCAGTTCATAAGCAAACTGGTCTACCTGATGATAGATGTATCCGTTGTCGTTAAAGTGTCCTCCGCTCATTTTTGTACCCCATCCAAAGTTTTAGCGTGTGAATCAGAAATGAATTGACCGAGTTCCATAATCTCTGCCTTTAGTTCGGGTGTTGATGTCTTTGCGACCTCATCATAGAACACGGTGATTGCAGTAATCAAAAGAGAATATTGTCTGGTTGTGAGGTTCATCAAAGTTCCCCATCGTGAATACTATATGCCTGAAGAATAGCACGGGCAACAGCAATTGCCAAGTCCCTTTGTGAGATACTAATGTCCTCACGAGCACCACCCTCACAAGAAGTAATGAACACTCCATCATTATCCACGATGAGTTCTACTCGGTGAGTTTCTTTTTCATCGGCAGGATTAGTCCAAGTAAATACATCAATCTTACTACGGACAACATCAGTATTTGGAATGTGAGTATAGAAGTTAGACATTAGAGTTCCTTTGTGTGTATGTGAGTATTATAGAGCAAAACACTCCCCTGTGGTTGGGAAGTGTGCCAGTTCGTCAAGTGTCCTCACCCAAGTTCTTATAAATCGCATCCACCCATATCTTATCAATATATTTCCGTTCTTCATCAGTAATCATATTTGCTCTCATATACTCTTCAAGGGTGATGTTATTATCATTCAAGAACTTTTGGATTTCTTCAAGGTTTATAGACATAAACCTCAAAGGTTATTTTATTCATATGGTCTCCAAATTCCATATTCATACTTACCACCTGTGCCTCATCATTTTGGAGTTGTTCTGCTACTTGTTGAAAAGAAGTTTTCAAATCATCAAGGTCATAAGATTTGAGTATTGGAGGTTTTGATTTCTCTACTGGTTTTGGAGGTTCTGGTGGTTTTGGATTGTAGAGTTCATTATATTTGTCTATAAGAGGATTATTAGTCATAATAAGTGTTGGTGTTTCCGTAGTTTAGATAGTGCCAGAACAACTTTCTCATTCTATCCTCATCTGTAAATCTGTCAAGGTGCATCCACATATGATTTCTCCAAGAATACACACAATACTCAAAGAGATGGATTGATGTATAGATGTTCCATCTCTTCCAAGTATCTTTCTTATTACTCATTTCTTACACCGATGTAATGGAATACGAAGAAACTGAAAAAACCTTCCAATATATCCTATCATATCTCCACATTTAGGACAACAATA